GAACAGCGCCCAGTGGTACCTGGTTTGGCGACCAGGGCAGCAATGAACAATGCGTCCAATCGCCCATGAACCGCCTGCGCCCTTCCAGATTCCCCACTTGAAAGTCATCTCGCTCATAGCTTCACCACGTCTTCTATGAGGTCGTGTGGTGCTGTGACTTCATGCCCGCAGCAGGTGCAGCTTCCTTTGCGTCTGGTCTCTATCGAGGCTTGTACCCAGTTCCCGATCGTGGAGACATGCTCAGCACAGATGAACACTTCAACAGCGGGTCTGTCGCAGTGGTCTACGAGGTGGATGGTGACCATGAAGTCCGCGGGCCTGTAGCAGTCTTGGCATGGGGGTGTGCACTCGATCTTTAATCGGGCTAGGAACGCCGTAGGGGTCTTTTCACCGGTTCGGGGTTGTAGTGACACCACTGGTTGGGGTTTGGGCTGTGTGCGTTTAAACCAGGCGGTCATATCTAGCGCCGATGTTCCAGTTGCCGATACGCAGCCGGGGCAACGTCGTACAACTCCGCTGCTGCAGTGATCGGGTCATCGTGGACGGCCCTGACGACTAGGCCAAATCGGTGCCTGGTTCCGTCCCGTTCCGGCGAACCATTAGTGCAGAGCATGATCCGGGCCGGTTCCTCGAACATGTCCTCACAGCCCGGAGGTAGGTCGTACAAGTCGAGGGTGAACGGTGAATTTCCAGGATCGGGAGCTGTTGCGACTGGGTCGGTGTCGCGGAAAATGGTGTCCCATCCGATCTTCTCGATCGCACACCTGCGGATCTCGGTGTTGCGTTCGGCGAAGATCTTCTCGACACCCCAACCGTTTTCGATCAAATCCGCGGGAACCCTGGTCCCATGCCACGCGTACAGCGCATACCGATCCCGGTACAGCAGGGCCGGACCGTCTTCGCAGTGGAGTCGGTTCTGAACATCCCGCTTCAGCACGGAGGGTCGGTCGGTGAGGATCGCGATCCCTTGGCGCGGCCACCACCATCCAGTCTCCCGGCATGCTGCCGCGAGAGAGTTCAGCTTCTCTGATTCGGGTAGGTGTGCTAGCTGTAACGCCTTGGTGTACAGGGCGATCCAGTACGCCTCCCGCCAGGGGGAGAGTTCAAACCCGAGCTGGTCCCCGAGCTGGCCCCAGAGCTGGTCCCCGAGCTGGCCCCAGAGCTGGCCCCCGAGCTGGCCCCCGAGCTGGTCCCCGAGCTGGCCCCGGAGCTGGTCCCAGAGCTGGCCCCCGAGCTGGTCCCCGAGCTGGCCCCGGAGCTGGTCCCAGAGCTGGTCCCGGAGCTGGCCCCAGAGCTGGTCCCCGAGCTGGTCCCCGAGCTGGTCCCGGAGCTGGTCCCAGAGCTGGTCCCGGAGCTGGTCCCCGAGCTGGCCCCGGAGCTGGTCCCGGAGCTGGTCCCGGAGCTGGTCCCCGAGCTGGCCCCCGAGCTGGCCCCCGAGCTGGTCCCCGAGCTGGCCCCAGAGCTGGCCCCAGAGCTGGTCCCCGAGCTGGCCCCAGAGCTGGCCCCAGAGCTGGTCCCGGAGCTGGTCCCCGAGCTGGCCCCCGAGCTGGCCCCCGAGCTGGTCCCAGAGCTGGCCCCGGAGCTGGCCCCAGAGCTGGCCCCCGAGCTGGCCCCGGAGCTGGCCCCAGAGCTGGCCCCCGAGCTGGCCCCAGAGCTGGTCCCCGAGCTGGCCCCGGAGCTGGTCCCCGAGCTGGCCCCGGAGCTGGCCCCGGAGCTGGTCCCAGAGCTGGTCCCGGAGCTGGTCCCCGAGCTGGCCCCCGAGCTGGTCCCAGAGCTGGTCCCGGAGCTGGTCCCCGAGCTGGCCCCCGAGCTGGTCCCAGAGCTGGTCCCCGAGCTGGCCCCAGAGCTGTTCCCGTTTCCCCTTGCTCAGCTCGGTGATCACCGCAGACGCGTAGCACCCACCTAGTGGTGAGTCCATCCAGATGATGGCCGGCTCTTGGAATCCCGCAGCTGAGTATGCGGCTTTTACGGCCGTCTCAGCTTTGGATCGGTCGCAGGGCTCCGTTGAGAGCCCCGCTTCCATCCAGCGTGCCGCCTCTTGCTGAACTTCTTGGACCTGCTCAACCATGAGGGGTTTCCCGATTGCGATCTCAGTCATGGACTTGCCGCCATTCCGAACCCCACTCACGCTGCCGCCGCAATTCGTAAGTGCCGGGCAGGATCTCGAAAGCACCATGTTCCTGATGACTCAACAACGCCGAAGCCCCGTCAGGAACCGTCAGCTTCCCCTGTACCAAACCAGCGTTAGGGGTTGCATCCCAGAAGCACTCACCCGACGGATGCAACGTATGGGTGTTGGATGATGCTTCAGACGCCACAACCACAACAGTTTTCGGCATCGGCGTGATCGCCGCTTTTGTGGTGACTCGCAGGATCAGCACATCACCCTGCGCCGCCTGCCTCGACACCTGTGGCACATCCGCATCCTGATCCAAGTATTCGAAGACACTCTTTCCTGAGACTTCAACCGCTTCATGCAGTTTCATCGGTTTTCCCTTTCGTTGATTTCCATCCCGTTGTGGGTAGGTCTTTGTTGTTTGATGTCTATTACTGCTCGGGTTGTCACGACTCCAGCTCCCCGAAATCGTCGGCGAAGGTGGTGATCTGGGCGCGGCGGGAAGATTCCAGCCGGTAGTTCGCGGCGTCCTGGACGACCTCTAGACCCTTCTCGACCTCGGCACGCTGGCGCCGAATTTCACGAGCTGCCTGGATCATGTCCTTCGGCAGTGGCTTGAATCCGGCACCGTTGTCGCGGTACATCATCGCGACGCCAGCGAGAACATCGGCTCGATCAAGCTTGTAGATGGCGATCTGCTCGGCCCATGCGTTCACGGTGGCCTGCGCGGGTTTTGGGAACCACGGGTCGTACCCGGCGCACTTCGCGAGAGCATCTGCGGCGATCTGTGTGTAGTTCATCCGGTTATCACTTTCTGGTCGTCGGGGTCTTCTGGGGTTCCGAGGTCGTGCCAGCCGACGACCTTCGCGTCGGTGTTCGACAGGCCCGGTGTATGACGCTGGCTGTCGAACTCACGAGTTCTGGGATGCATTAGCCACGAGGAGAATGCTGAATCCCAACTGGCGGCCATCCTTCCGGTCGCCTGTGCGTGGGTCATGAACGACTCAGCCGCGGCCGTGAGGTCTTTGATGCCGAGAGTCTTAGCCTTGGCTTTGGCGGCGAGACTTGGCTGCCAGTCGTCAGGGATGGGGGTCAGGTCGGGGTACTCGATGAGCCGCGCGCGCGTCTCTCTCTCCTCGTTATCTGTTCCCCTGTTCCCCTGTTCCCCTGTTCCAGCACCGATTTCGCCAGATTCCGCGCCGCTTTTGCGCCGACTATCCCGCGCAAAATCCGCGCAACCATATATCCGCTGGTCAGGTACTGCATCTGGGTCATCCGGGGTGGGGTGCTGACGGCGACTGGCGCGCCTTTCTAGCTTCTGGTGTTTCTCCCATGAAGAGATGGCGTAATAGTGCCTTCCGCGGACCGTGTAGAAGGTCACTCCAAACGCGCGCGCACAATCGGCGCAAAATCCGCGCAAAATCTGCGCAGTGAAACCATCCTCATCCGGGAACGCAAAACCGAGCAGTCCATTGAGATTTGTCTCCCCTACCCCGAAGTCGTCCGCCCAGCACCACAGGGCTTGGTAGAACAGCCTCACCGGGAAGTCCACGGTTGCGGTAGCGGGTGATGTGAAGAACCCAGGCTTGATCGTCCTAATGCGTCCAGGGGCCATCTACGCTGCCTCCTGGTCGAGCGCTTCAATTGCAGCAGCGGCCATTTCGCGCCAAGCGTCCCGTTCTGCATCGTCGAGCGAATCCCATGGAAACCACTTACCGGCAAGTGAGGCCCCACAAATGGCCTTAGCCACCCGATCTAATCGGTCACTCATTGTCACTCCTCTCAAATCCCCCACAAGGGCAGTACCGGTAATGGGTCTCAAAAGACCCGGGAAGCATGGCCAAGCAGGATCCGAAGTAGGTTTGGTGATCACCGAGATCGTGGCCGCAGGAGCAGGTGTGGGTCATCGCTCCTCCGAATCACGCAGCGCGGCGGCGACTATGGCGTTGCCGATCTTTAGGGGGTCAACTACTGCAAAGCACTCGCTGTCCAGATCGAATAGGATCTGTCCGGCGATTTGGCGCGTGTTACAGATGACGCCGTTGTCTCGCAGCGTCCGAACGATTACGTCTACCGGGTCGCTCATGCGCATTCCTTCTTGTCTTCAACAAACCCTCCGCAATCACAAAGGGTCACACCGTCATCCAAAGCCCCATAACACTCAGCTGCTTGACCGTTATGCTGGTATCTCTGATGACCACAACGGCAGAAGTGGTAGGTAGGCCAAACAGTCACGCGGCTTTCCTTTCCAGCTGGCGCTTCAAAGACTCGAGTTGGATCCCCATCGCCGCAGCCACTTCCGCGTCACTCAAACCTGTGCTGCGGTAGTCCTCGTACTTCTGAATCCACGTCGACTTACCACCCGAATCTGGTGTAGCCGAGGGGTCGTCGATGCCGTCTTCATCCCACGCAAACGGCAGCGCCCAACCCTTCTTACGGCCAATAGTGCGCATCCGTTTCGAGGGGCCAGGGACCATCTGTAGCCGGCTGAACAACTCCGCGATCTGCCGCGCCCGCACAACCGACACAGTCCGCCGGTCCAAATGGTTCCCCAACGTTGAGGCGGGGATACCCATCTGCTCCGCCAACACCGATACAGGCCAACCACTAGCCATCAACGCCCGCAGCCGCCGCACTGTACCCGTAGCATCAATAGTCCCCGACGTACCAAACCTCATTGGTATAGCCAGGATCCGTACAGCTGTGGCCTTACGCATCTTCGGATACGAACCGTCGCGGATCCTGTCAATCCCTCCTCGAGTCATTCCCGCCAACTCGGCGATCTCGGTCCAGGAATGCCCCGAGTCGAATAGCCGCAACAGATGCTCCCGGGCCGCGGTTGGATCCACATAGCCCCGGTCCGAGAGCTTGTAGTGTGGATTACACAAACCTCTGCGTCTGTAGATACCGGCCCGGTGGCAGTTCTCGCGCCTACACTTCATGCCGCCCACTCCTCACGAATCGACCCATCGTCGGCAAGCCACACCCAACGCTCATGCCGGTAAAACACACACTCAAGAGCAGGCTCGGCGTACTGGGAGACCAGAAATCCCCTGTCCCTAGCCTGTCCGCGCTCGCCCGTCTCCAGGAAGAGGTGGCAGGCCGCACAGGCGAGTACCCCGTTTGAGGCGCGGCAAGTAGTTGGCCGCTTAGTTCCCCCCATACCCCTGGCGCGTCTGTGATGTGCTTGCAATCCGGTATGTAGACCACCCATACATATGTTCGGCCACTGCACCTCACACTCACCCAGGGCTCTTTGATGCATCAGCTCTTTGGCTTCCGCGGTGAACTCGCCGGCCCTAGGCACTAGCGGCCTCCGCTCGCTCCCAGATGTCCGCGAATGTCCTCAAACCGTTGGCGGACCAGCCGCCCTCAAGTTCGTCGAGGCGGTGCGGGAACTCGGCTCGGAATCGTGCGTCAGCTTCCTCGAGCACTGGG